AGTGCGCCGGATCTGTCCAACGAAGCCGACGAACGGCTCGAAGAATTGGAGAGCTTCCGCGATCTGATGGTGAAGGCGGACGCCGCGCTTGGCGAACTGCTCGACGCATTGGAGCGCAAGGATCGACGCAAGAGCGTATCGGACGTGGTTGTGTGCGAGCAGAGCGAAGATTCTCTCGCTGACGCCCGGTTCTTTCTGAAGCCGGACCTGCAGGAAATCTCGACCGCGATCGAGCGCATCTGGGAATGGGACGCCGAGCGCGCCCGGGCCGGTGCGTGGTGATGTGGCCCCCGACCTGTCCGACCTGCCTCGTCCTGTCGCTGACGGCGAATTTCTTCGGCGTAGCGTGGCTGCTCGCGGGCTTCTGGCTCCAGCGCCATGACGGAGGTGCATCGTGATGCCCCGATTTAACGCGGAGACGGTCGAGACGCTGCGAAACATGCGGCGCCGGGCCGACAATGCGCGGAAGACGGCGAGCGGCTTCGAGGAAAGCAACCCCGGTGCGATTTCCTATTGGAACGGCCTGGCCGACATGATCGACCGCATGGCGGACTACGTGGAGAGCGTCGCGTTCCCACTGCCGCCCGTGCGGATCGCCGGCGTGTGGCTTCCGGATGGAGGGCGCGGGGTATGACGATTACCGTCTATCGCGATCTGGAACAGGGTTCCGAGGAATGGTTGCAGGCCCGGTGCGGCGTGCTGACCGCAAGTACGATCGGACAGCTTCTGACCAACACAGGGAAGGGTGCGAAAAATGAGAAGTCGCGCGCCCTTGTCTACATGCTGATGACGCAGCGTATCGAACAGTTCGTCGAGCCGGTCTTTGAGAATTACGATATGATACGCGGTCACGAAGACGAGGTTGAAGCAAAGCTGAAATACTCGCAGGAGATCGCACTTGTCGATGAGGTCGGTTTTATTACTGAGGACAAGTGGGGCTTTACGCTTGGTTATTCGCCCGATGGCCTCGTCGGAGACGACGGGCTGATCGAGGTAAAGTCCCGGAAGCACCACCTGCAAACGCAGGTGATTCTGTCTCAGGCAATCCCGGCAGAATACATGGCGCAGATCCAGACAGGCTTGCTCGTGAGCGGCCGCCGTTGGCTCGACTTCATCTCATTTCCTGCGCTTGGGGGCGGGAAGATGATGGTGATGCGCGCTTATCCAGACCCGGTGATGCAGGGCGCGCTTGTCGAGGCGGCCGCTGCATTCGAGGCCGAAATTCGGCAACGCCGCACAGAATATGATGCGGCCATGCTCAACGGGGCGCTCCGTTTCTTTGACGTCGAGCGCCGCCAGGAAGAAGAGGAAATTGTGATCTGATGGTTGACCTTAGCCAAACCATTGCGCCCAAAAGCGACCAGTTGACCGCAGACGATCTGGCATCCGGCCCGATTACGGTGACGATCACTGCCGTGACGGCAGGCGAGGCGGACCAGCCGGTCAATATCTCGATCGGGCGCGGCCACAAGCCATTTCGTCCGTGCAAGTCGATGCGGCGCGTGCTCGTGCAGGTATGGGGCAACGAAGGCACAACGTACGTCGGGAAGAGCTTCACGCTCTACCGGGACGCAAACGTCAAATTTGGTGGTGCATCTGTCGGCGGCATCCGTATCAGCCATATGTCGCATATCGAGAAGCAGGTGCAGTTGTCCCTGATTTCCACAAAAGGCAAGCGTGCACTTTTCACCGTGAAGCCGTTGAAAGTCCCGGTGCAAAGCGAAGTTGAGCGCCGGGAGGAACAGCAGCCAGCTAACGCGGACGCTCCACTGCAAGATCGAGCGGCGGAATACGTGGCAACCACTAAGGCGCGCATTGAGGAAGCAGATAGCGAAGATGCGTTGCGCGCCCTGACATCTGATCCGGCATATGCGCGTGGTGTTGCGCGCCTGCGGGAGACACGCCCTGAACTGGCCGCCGATCTGGACGCGGCGATATCGGGCGCGCTGGCGAAGTTCGATCCGTTCGCGGCAGACGCCGCATGACCCACGAACAGCACATCCTCGACCAGATCGAGACGCAGAGCACGTTGCGCGCCCGGGCTGCCATGGCGGGGCGCGTGCAGGACGTGTGCGACCACACGGCGGAAATTGACCGCCTGACAACGAAACTTGCCGACCTGCGCACCACTCGTGCGACGCAGCAGCTCACGACGCCGCGCTCCGTGCGCGGGCTGGAGATTGTGCGATGACACCTGAAGACATCATGCGCGAGGAAGACCTCAAGGCGCAGGAACGCGAGCGTGCCCTTCGTGAGCTGCTCAAGAAATGGGGCTTCAACCATGCCTGACTGTGGTGAGCCCTTCGCGGGCGATGAGATTTCGCCTCGCTGGTGCGGCCAGGTCGCACGCTGGGCCTTCGCGGTGTGGATGAGTGTTCTGTTTCTGACGTGGGGGCTGTCACTGTGAGCGCGCCTCGCTTCGACGCTCAGGCGAGTGAGACGCTGCGCAGGATGCAGAGGCGCTCCGACCACATGCGCGAAATGGCGGCCGAGAGGCACAAAGACAACCCGGGACTGGCAGCCTACTGGTCGCGCAAGGCCGATGAAGTGGATGCCGTCGCTGATTACACCGCCGAGAAACTGGCGCAGATTGAAGGAACGAAGTCATGACCAACATGAAGCCCTACGATCCCGAGCATAAGGGTGAGTTCTGCACAAAGAATGGATACAAAGTGACGCTTTGGGCGGCTGATCTGCGGGGGGATTACTCGCGGGCCGGAATTATCCATAGAGAGGATGAAGACACTCCCGAGGTATGGACGGACAAAGGCGATTTTTTTGTGGGCGAGGAGCACCCGCTTGACCTTATGTGCGTCATCCCGAAGCGTGAGGCGCGGGTTATCGCATTTGACGCGTCCGGATCATCTAAGACCGCTTTGCCTAGCGGGCCTGACCGCGTTAACGCGATCTTTCGCGAAGTCATGCCCGACGACATCAGTCAAGAGAAGGCGCGGGCTGTGATCGAGGCGGCGCGGGCCGTGCTGGCTACGATATATGAACCCGTCCAACCAACTCATCCCAACGATGTTTTCGATGCCCTCCGCACTGCGCTGGGAGACGACACATGACCGACGATATCCGGGGAATCATCGAAGGCGTGGACCGCGATGAAAGCCAGTATGTGAGCGTTGATCGCCAGCGTATTGCCTATGACTACATCCAAGACTGCATCAACGAAGGCGTCGATCCGACTACGGGACTTGGGGCGTTCATGGAGGCGATCGAACCATGACCGACCAGAAGAACCCGCCGAGGACGCGGGAGGAGCAGATAAGACAAGTCGCCCGTTCCCTTAAAAGCACAACGACAGATCTGTCCTCATACGAAATCCGTCAGGTTGTGACGGCCATTGTTGAGGAGGCCGAAGCTCGTGGCCGTGCCGAAGCCCTCGCCGAACTGCGCGCGGGTGCGGAGCCGGTGGGTTGGTGCTTGATTACGGCAGATGGTGGGATCCTGGGTTTGCATGAGGAAAAGAGGATCCCGGAAAGCTATCCGCACCGTTATGCCACCGACGCTTTAACTCCCCTCTACGCGCACCCTCCCATCCCCCGCGAGGCGGAACTGGCGGCACGCGTAGCAGAGCTTGACGCCGAGAATTTGCAACTGCGGGAATTCTACGAGGCGTCCAAAGGTGTTCGCAGCGCAACCGACGAAAGCACGATGCGCACTGCGAGTGCGCGTCTATATGCCGCCCGCGCCGCCCTCGTCACAGCACCGGAGACGCAGGGATGAGCGACCAGAATGCTCGAGACGACGAGATCGTGCTGGCGGTTATCGCCCAATCTCCCGGATCGGGATGGAGCGTTTTTGTCAGGTCAAGAACCTTAATCCGGTCACGAGTAAATGCCGCACTCCGCCGCCTCAAGCGCGCCGGGAAAGTCCGATACGTGCGGGAAATGAAACGATGGGAGAGGGTGTGATGTCAGGAAACCATCAGGTGAGTGATTTGGTCCGTAACCTGAAGACATGGCTTTCGACAGAAACCGGGCCGCTTCCTCGTTTAGGAGTCGAATCTTATCTTGAGACGCGGTTACGCGATAAGTTGAAGGAATGGCAGTGGACGGTCCCTCGCAAAAAACGACTGGATTACCCAAAAGATCGCGCGCAAGCCGAGATCGATATCATCGTCAGGGACGAAACTCATATTCTTCTGATCGAAGTAAAGAGATCGGGCGATTATGGGCACTTCGTCAGTCAAGCGGTGTGGCAGCTGCATGTAGCTCACGAGATTCTCAAACGAGAAGGGCTGCCCGTTACGAAG